ACCAGCAACAGCAAGGTCTTCAGAGAGCATCATTTTTTCCATGTCTCTTTTTATTTCCTTTGCGCGCTTAGCCAACTGGTAAGCCTGAGATGAGCGCCTGCCTGCAAAATCTACCGCTTCCGCTGTGCCACTCGTCTGAACGGCTTTGTACGAAATCTGACAGTAGTTCTGCAAACGTCGAGGCTCACCAACAGCAAGGGCGTTCATACTATCATCTCCCTCTAGTTGCTGGTTCGCGGCGGCATCGGCAAGTTCATCAGTCTGCCACTCAAACAGAGTATTGTCACAAGAACCCTTACCTACAGAGGAAATAAACGGCGTTTCCATTGGGCTAATATTATAAATGATATCACTCAAATCTTCCCTAATGCCTACAGCACTATAGGTAGTACGAGTGTTAGTTGCAATTGCCATAAAATGACTCCTTTATTATTATAGTTCTACAAAATCCTCAAACAGACTTACGGCATCTTCTGCCCTTCCTGTCTGCTTCAGACGTTTCATTTGTTTGGCACGTTTAGTTTTGTCATTTACTGCTTTATCTGCTTTGGCTTTTGAACGAACTACTTTAGGTTTGTTTTTAACTTTTTTAGACCTAACGGAGTTTTGTTTCTTTTGCATATCTGCATATGCTTTAGCCTGCATTAAAACAATAATCGACCTATGATCGACAAGTTGATCTAACTCTTCTTTGGTATACCCAGACGATATAGCAAATTCAGAAACCGCTTTTTGTATTGCTTGGCGTTTTCCATTATCAGCCCAATCCGGCAAAAGTTTTACCATTTTCTGGTGTTCTTGCGTAATTAGATGCTGACGTTGCCTACCTTCTTCATTTATTGATTCTTCTTTTGCTCTGTCTGAAGCAATTTGTAAAGACTGAATATGTTCTTGAGCCTGACGATACTCATCACGCTTAGTCAAATATTCTTCTCTGTCCTCAGATTTGAGCCTTTCCCAATCAATATTCTGAAACTGTTGTAACCCTGCATAGTTAGTTTCAATTGCTTGTGCGACTGCACTAACGTACTGATCTCTTGCTTGCTGAGTCTGAGCAATTTCGTTCTGGTAGTTTTCTACTACCTGATCTATCTGCTTTCGATATTCTGCAAGTTGTTGAGTTTTCCTTGTATAATCTGACTGTCGGGAGTAACCTGCAACGAGTTCCTCTTCCGTGACTTCATGTTCCTCTCCGTCTACTGTAACAGTATAGAGAGTTGTCTCTTCAGAGTCGTCTTCAATTTCTTCTTCATCAGATTCTTCAGATTCATCAACCTCTTCAACTTCTTCAACATCTTCTTCAAGTTCGTCAGTTGGTTCATCTGAAACGTCCTCAGTTACTTCTTCAGACGGCGATGCTTCGTTTTCCTCTTCCGGTTTCTCTCCCGAGTCCATGAGTCCAAGTAACGCATCTTGAGCGGCTGCTAAACTTCCGGGGTCTTTAGGCAGACCAGCAGTCGGTTGTGGGTCTGTTAAGTTATCCACCATAATAATCTCCTATATTTGGTATTCCTTAAGTTTCTTCGCCATATCTCCTGTTTCCACAATGGAGGTTAGATGTAGGCGTATCCGTTCAAGGAGTCTTAATGATAACCAGATTTGTTCTCTGGCTTCTACTTCACCGACTCCTGAAGAACTCCAAGAGTCTAGTAAATTTTTTTCTAGCGTACTAAACGCTTCGTTAAACAACTTATCTGAGAGGAGGCGTCTAGCGTGTTCTTCTCTTAGTTCGTTACTCATATTTATCCTATAGCAATGGGTCTATTTTGCGCGGCTTCTAGTTGTAGTTCTGCCGTTTTTAACTGTGCATCAACAGCGGCTTCAGCGGCTTCCTGCTGAAGTTTCTGCTGTTTTAACTGTAGATCAGCGGCCTTTATCTGCAACTCCTGTTGTTTAATCTGCATCTCCATCTGCTTTTCTTGTTCTGCCGGATCAGGTTGTGGAGGAACCATATCTGGGTTGGTTAAGAAATCATCAACATTTTGGAAACCCATGTTCCTAATAAGCGCGGCCCCCATGTTATAAAGATTTTTTTCATTAACAATATTAAGTCCACCACGCATTGCATCTCCAGCAAATTGTAGCATTGTAGTTAGGTGCATCAACTGTTGGTCACGATTACCATTTCCGATACCCACGGCAACTGTGCAATCCATCTTGTCACGCCACATATCAGGACGGACAGGAACCCACTTATTACGGAGTTTTACTACTCTAGGTTTGTCTTGGTTTTTAAGAACAAGTTCATATATACAACTCATCAATTCTTTAACACCAGTTTCAGCAAATCCTCTTGCGATTAATTCAACCCTAGACTGAGCCGAAGTCATGGTAGCGCTTACCGCTGTTGCTGTGGTGTGAGATGTTAAGGCTTTATCATTAAGACCCTGACTCATCTTGCTTACACCGCTACGCGACTCTCTCTGTTGGTCAAGGTAACTAAGCATTTGGAAAGATGATGCTTCTAACTGTGGTGTTGCCAAAGGCATAACAGCGTTAGGTGATTTAACCCTAACCACACCGCCCGGACGTTGGGATAACAAATCATCTAGATTCGCTTGACCTTCAAGGACTGCGTACCGACCAAAGTTCTGGTTGTACATATTGTCCATAAGATTCCGCATCAACGTACTCTTAATGAGTTGTAAGTCCATGATAAGGTCTGCAATAGACAAACCAAAAAACTTGTGAGGAATCTTTACAGGTGTAATAGTAACAAACGGAACCTTGTCAACAGGATCATTAGCAAGTAACTTATTGCCAACAGTACATATCTTTCTTAGTTCTGCAATGCCATCGTCATCGTAGTCTGTTTTTAGGAATGACTCATAAAGATAGTATTCGCGCAAAGCCTCTTCATTGTCCTGAGTTGCGCCCCATCCTTCAAAGTAGTTAGCAGACTTATCAAACTCATAACGGCTTAGTCTTTCAGAAGAAAAAGCGTTAATATCATCTGCTCCACCGCCTAACTCTCTAGGATCAAAGTCTTCATCAGGAAACATCATCCTAAGTTCGGAAAGAGTTTTTCGTACACGATGGCAAACAAACCTAGCATCGTGCATATCTTTTGCTTCACGGCTAATTAAGAATTCATCAGGAGGTACATTTTCTACTTTAACTCTACCTGTATAAGCAACTCTTTTAATTACTAGATCGTGTTTAGCACCAAAATCATCGACATACGGAGTATGCTCCATGACCTCAACGTCAGGAGACATAACGAGTAAACCAAACTCTTGCTCATCTAGTCCGTTATATTCCTCTCTATTGTAATCTTCGTAGTCATCCCAGAAAACTTTTACAATACCGTTCTTTTGTAAAAGAGCATCAGTGAACCAGTTATATAGGATTTCCCAACCGTTGTTATCTTTTGTAAAGATATGGTTGACGTAATCGGTGGCCTGTTTAGCAGACTCTACATCTTCTGGCCCATGAGGCTCAAATGTTACCATCTCTTCCCCAGATGCAAACACACGCATAAGAGAAGGCTTAATCCATTCAATCGTATCCATAACAGAAGAATCAACGTACTGACTCCTGCCTTCGACTTCGTTTCCAAACGGAAGCGCATAGTAATAATCCATAGCAGATTCGCGCTGTCTAGATACAGTGTCGTTATAGCCTAGAGCATCACTTACTTCTCCGTGTACTCTTGCTAATAGTTCTTCGTCTGTTGTTTTAGATAATGCCATATTGTTTATATTCTATTTCGTTTGTCCAAGTTGGATCACTGCTGGAAACAGCAAACCTTCGCGATAACACTGCGTACCGTGTAGCACTCATAAGGTCATCCTTAAATGCTACTACCTTGCCGCCCTTTCTGTGATACATTCTAAATTCTTCAAACCAGTCTGTTAATGTATTAAATACATGGAATCTTCCTGACTCCATATACTGCAACATATCCATAAGACCTTCTTCTACAGAGTTACCGCCTTTGTTTTGACCCAATGCAGGAGGATTAGTAAAATGCTCCAATAGCATATTGCATCCTAAACTTCTATACTGGTCAGCAAGACCCGGATTACCTATGCTATCTCGCCTATTTCCGTCATGCGGATAGGCTATAGGCACGTTATTGTCACGTGTTTTAACGTGACTAGCGTGTACTGAAGGGCTGGCTTTAGACTGCCTATAACAGTCATATATGTAGATTTCATCCTCATCTTTGTCCCATGCCGCCCAAACTACAGCAGTAGGGTGATCCCAACCAAAGTCTATACCTGCTATACGAGGCCAATAATCTTCTAAAGGCATAGGGTCAATCATTAACTTGTCTTCCTGCACAGGAAATACAAGACCAGAGCCAATACTAGGACGGCCATAGCGCCTCATTTCTCGTTCATGTGGTGAATAACTGGACAGAATTTGCGTCATTACCGATTCATCTAGGTGGCCTTTCTCACCTTTCATGGAGGTAATTAACTCTGAAGCGTCATCCCAAGTAGCATTTACTAAGGACTGTCCGGGCTGTAGGTTGTTCATAAAGGACGCTACAGTCTCTGTCATGCCGGATTCTGGGGTAAAGGTCATGTATACCATGCCTTTTCTGTCGAGAGTTCGGGTTACGGCTTGGGAGTAAAGTTCTCTGCTAGGTTCTTCGTCCAGCCAAATACAATCAACACTACGCCCCTGCCACTTATCAACACCCATTTCATAGGCTTTGAAGTGTAAAGAAGAGTTCCCACCCGAAACGTGTTGTACAAGGGCAACACTTTTTGCGTTGGGTACGCCCGGTTTGCGTTCCGTTTTTATAATTTTACTTTTAGGTATCGCACCAGACCCAAACGCATCAGGATCATCTGGGGAACCCAATAGTTCGTACTGCACAATGTCTCTTGTTGTTTCGTTTGAAACACCACCTGCCCACGCAGTGATAGGTTTATCGTACCGTCTACCTTCCCACCACTTAGGATATAGCCCTGTAAGATGGTAACTCATCTCTGCCGCACCCGAATATGACTTCCCTATGCGGTTAGCCGCCATGAGAAGCCTCTGGTTGGCCTCTGAGCCTGTTTTATGGAACTTCTGCTGATAAGGGTAGGGGTCGTAGTAATCGACCCTGTTGAAGCGCTCAATGCGTTTCAGAGCCTTTGCTAATTCTAGCGCCCTAGTGTTTGTATCCAAGAGCGGCTAGTTCCTTTTTAATTTCGTCAGCACTCATCTGGTCAATCGTGGTAGTTTCAACTTTATCCACAGGTTTAAGACCTGCTCTATCTAGAATATCCTTAATAGCACCTAGCCTGACAGATTCAGACTCAGCCTTTTCAGCCAACTCAGTTAGCCAGTTAAGACTGGCAGGAATTTTATCTGCAATAATTTTTTGAGTTTCTTTTTGTATCTCACTGTATAGTTGAGATTTTAATTGAGCGCCTTTGACTTTAGCAGTTTTTTCTGAATAACCAGCGGCAATAGCCGCCTTAGTAGCGTTACCAGTAATAACGTATGTCTCAATAAACTTGTCTTGTTTTTCTGTCATTTTGTTCTCTTAAGGTCATCTAATTCAGAAGATAAACCTATTTTGCATCCTGCGCGGCTCTCGATCTTGCTTTCTGAAGCGCTCTGTTTCCTTTAACATTTACGCTTGCGCTCATCATATCAACTTTAGGAGTTGCTAAAACTCTATCAACTAAATCTTGATTTCTGCTATTTAAACCAGTAGGTACTTTACCCTGCCTTAACGATTCCTGAGCAAACTTGGGCAGTTCTTTCACTGCTTCTGGTCTTGTAATGGCTTTAGCCGCAACCTGTATCGGAGATGGTTTAGGAGCCGCTCTCCTCTGAGGAGCCACCTTTGGTGGTGCAGGAGGCGTAACATTAATCATTTGTCTTGGAGCCTGTTGTGAAAGAATATTTTCGACGGCTCTCTGGGCTAGGGCTTGCTGTAGTGCTTCACCACC